CAACTTCGTTAGAAGTTATGTAACCGTCTGTTGCAGCACTCAGCGTTGCTGAACTCGTATATAGTGCGATATGAATTGTATCTGAGTCTAAGTGATGATCCCCTAAGAGAAGATCTTTTTTAAACAACGTACTCATTGCTTGTGTTATAGCCATAGTTAAATACCTCCTTCGTATTCTGCTGCATAGTCTCTTTGCATCTCTTGGACAAATAACTGTACAGCCTCGTCAAATTGCGTTTTATATAATGATAGCGTATCTGCTGCTTTAAGGAAAGCAGAAGTTTCATAAAGTGCTGCTGCTAATAAAACAGCAGGAGCATTGGTGTCGATCCAAGTAGTTGCATTGCTAGAAGAGAGACCTGTCTCTGGAGCAATAAAGTCAACTTGGTAAGCAAGAGTCGCAGATGGTGTTGGAGCAAGAGTTATAACTGTTCCTGATGTTGTTGCGTTTTTCGTGCTATACATTATTGGCGTTCCAGTAGTTGCTGAGTTTGGCCAATAATCCCTTAAATAAGAATCAACTCTGTGATTCAAATAATTAACATTGCTACTGCTATCAGTAACTGAAACTTGTCTTATCATCCTAATGGCTGGAGAATTTGATGAGAATGCTGATGCAACTGTGTACTCAAAAGTTCCAACAACTAAGTTGGCTGTCGTTACTTTTCTAAAACAAGGTAAATTTGGCAATCTTTGAAATACCATTTCTTCAGCTTGAGCTATTATAACATCTATAGAAGCTGTTAATTCTGTAGAATCATCTTCCATAAAATTTTGTATATTAGCTTTTAATGTTGTGTAACTCATTTAATTACCCCAAGTTCCAGAGCCCCAAGTTGAAAATCCCCAAGCAGGAATATCAACAATTGTTCTTCCACCAAATCCTACAGCTCCAGTACCAGCAGCTCCAGATTCAAAGACTGTAATCTGTATGACTTCGTCATTCTCTTCACCGTGATTACCTACTCGACCAGTTCCTGCAACACCTGCTTCAGCAATTGAAAGCTCAACTACTTCAGTTCCTACTGCTCCAGTGCCAGCAACTCCTGCTTCAGCTATCGAAAGCTCCAGTGCTTCTGTACCAACTGCTCCAGTACCAGCAACTCCTGCTTCAGCAATTGAAAGCTCAACTACCTCTGTTCCTACTGATCCAGTGCCACCAGTACCTGAACTTGAAATATTTGACTCTATTTGCCCTACGGTTGTTCCAACGCCACCAGTACCTGCAACTCCTGTTTCTATTATTAACAGAGAGATATCGTCAGAATTAATTTCCCCAACACCACCTAAACCTGCGACTCCTACTGATTTTCTTTCTACAGATGGAACAAATGGGTCAAAAGTATGAGCCAGATAAATAACAACATCTTCTCTATCTTGACCAGTTGATCTAGGTTTAAAAAGTTGCTCTGCGTCTATGATATTCTTGGCAGGAGTGAGCTGTGGATGTTTTGGCTCCCACTCGTCTGGAGCAACACGCAAGCCATCCCAAGTGGTCTTTAGTTGAGTATAGCGTACTCTCTGACCTCCCCTGTCGCTTATTGCGTATGATTTTTTGCCTCGTGCGTATTTTGCCATTATGTCAAGTTCAATGCTGTTGGTTGTATTCGTAAGCTCACGCCATCGTTATCAGAGGATGCTGCAAAGTTAAAAGACCTTTCATATAATTCATTTAACAACTGGAATTTATCAGGAGCATATTTTAAAGATAATTTTGCTGCTAGTCCTGCAGATATGCAATCACTCCATCTATAAGGAACATCTGTATCTTGATTTGATAGTGTAATATCGTCGAGTTGATTTACTGCCCAATAAACCATACTGTATGTACTTGTGTTCGGAACATTCCAAAAGTAAACAACTGGAGTGTATTGCTTGTCTAGCATAAACTGGCTTGGCTTACCTGCAGTTGTTTTATTAGGGATCTGATTGTACTCAGATATTGTAACTCTGTTTATAGTTTGGTCTGTTGAGCCTTCTCTTATAACAGCATCAATAATATCTATTGTTCCTGCAGGCAAAGCATAAGCTGTAGTACCATTAACTAAAGTCAAAGTATTTTGAGAAACTGCCCAGTGATTTATCCCTCTGTTTGCCCACTCTGAAAACAACATGTTTAAACTTCTGCGAGCAGAAACAGCTTGATCGCCTGTGCGAGTCTGAGGATCTATACCGCACCGCTCATAAGCTTCAGTTACAACTTCTTGAACGTCTGGTCTAAATGCTACTGTTCCTGATAGTGCCATTAATTTACCTTATGCAAAAAAGATATTCGCCAATACAACTGTAGCCACTGTATACTTAACAGCCAAACCACTTTTAAATAACATTCCTTCGTCTGGAATGGTGTTATCTATAGTTGTATTGTCTGTACCAATCGTTTGAGCCTTAAATATAATAGTTCCGCTGTCTGGCGTTCCATTAAAAAAATCAACTAAACCTGCTGTTCCCGCAGATACAATAGAATATCCTTTTAATCTAGTTCGTCCACCTCCAGCTACTGCACTCGCACACAATGAGCCAGAACCAACTGTAATGTTTGCAGCGTATTGAGCAGAACATTCCACAGCACTTACTGTTAAAAACAATTTTGTCCCTGCAACAGCCTCAGCAGAACCTGTTGAAGTTATAACCTCAGACAAAGCATTGCCAAAAACATCAGTCCCTGTTATGGTACAAGTCTTCTCATTATCTCCAGTCCCTGTAGTTGTAACAGTTACATTACGAGCACCACCACCTAGAAAAGTGGTTGCTGCCATAGTTGCTGATGTGTTTGGTCTTGCTGCTGTAACAAGCCTGTCTGGATCAGCTGCATTCTCGTCAGCTATAAATGCGACTTGTACGTCTGTTTGTACACCCATATTATTCTCCTATAATAAAAGGTGGGGAATTAACCCCACCATATTAATTACGCAATTTGAACGTACTCAATGATAAACGTAAACGAACCTGCTGTAGTCGCATCAACTGTATTAGTGATGTTGCAGAAAATAGTTCTTTCCGCACTTGCATACTGAACAGAAGCAGGAGCTGTTGTGCCACTCTGCGTCTGTGCGACAAGAGCTGTTGTGGTTACATTACCAAGAACAACTGTTGTACCACCATCTAAAATCTCATCTGTTACAGCGGCAACAATTTGTGCTCCAGAGGATGATGTCCCAACTTCATATCCAATATCCCCAGTTCCAATAACAGGAGCTGTGGCACAAAATATTTTAATATCAGTGATGATTGTGTTTGCTGGCTGAGTGAACTCACCAATTGCTGGGCTGTCTCCTGCTGTAGTATTTACTGTAACGCCAGTAGCGAAGCCAACGTGCTTAACATATTTATTTGTTACAATGCCTGTTGAAGCAATACTAGCAACATCCGTGTAAGCACCAGTTGTAGCATTTTTAGATACGACCTTAAAACCGTTTTCGGAGCGGACTGCTCCTGTAAATGTAGTGTTACCCATGATAATCTCCTGTCTGGGATAAGTCAGCTTTCGCTGTCAGGATTAAAAGTTAAGGGAGAGCTAATGCCCTCCCCCATTATTATTATGCAGCACCCTCTGTGCCGAATATTCCACGCCAGTCAGTTACACCGAAAGAATAACGCTCACGCACTTTGTACCGAACATTACCAGTTTCGAAGTCACCTTCCATGCCCTTTTTCATTGGGCTTCTTTGGAACATCTTTAGTCCGTCAGGAACATCCGTCTGAACAAAGAAAGCATCCGCATCAGAAAGCCTTCGCATGATATGATAGCCTTTAGGTAGATAACCACCTGACTTAATAGCATTTATATCATTGTCTGCTGTTCCAGTTCTTAACTGAGATTCCAATAATCTTTCAGCCACAAAAGTGTAGGCTGTTGGAATAATCAATTGAGTTCCTTGTGCAGCAATCCTTAGTCCACGATCATCTTTCATATCCGAGATCTGGATAAGGATCGACTCAAGTGAAGTTTCAGATAAATCTGCAGCAGTTGCCAAGACATTAGACTGAAGTCCGTTAGTCGTTGGGTGCGAAGCACTTAAAAGTACAACACCGTCACCACCATTAAAACCAGAAGTCTGTGCGTTATTTAAAACATTTGCAGCTTTAATCTCTTTAGTAGAAGACATTGAGCGTGCGAGTGCTTTAGTGTAACGTGATGCGATTGAACCATATTGGCCATCCTCTTCAGCTTCCTCAGTAATTGAGAACGCTAAAGCAACAGTTTCGTGTTGATAACGTGCAGTCCATTGCTGGCTACCAGTATCGTAAGAAACAGAAGCACCTTCGTCTTTAGTCGGTGCAGAACCAAAACCTTGCAACAACACATCTTCTTCAAAAGCTTTACTTGAGCTGTTAGAAGAAAAGACCTGCGAGTATTCTGGTGGATAGCTGTCGTATTCAAGACCGAAAAGAGTATTCAGTCCTGGCTCAAGCATTTTTGCAAATTGTGCTCTATTCATTGCCATTTTTCATACCCTCCTATATACCAGCGACGTTCGTGCCAAGGATATGCTCGTTAATTAGCACCTCCATAACAGCGTTCGTGCCGAATGCATTGTCTGGACTTTCGTACAAGCCAACAATTTTACAACTAGCAATACCTGCAGCCATTGTTCCACTTATCTCAAATCCAGATTGTCCAGTTACAGTTGAGCCTGCTCCAGCAACAACATCAGCACAATTACCAATGTTCGTCTGAGCAGGTGATCCTGCACTTTGAACTTTATATACAATATATGGGTCGTCATATATGTATGCGATTATGTCTGTAGCAACTGTGCCTGTTGGCCAGTATTGACTATAAACATATGAGCCATCTGAGGCAGTATAAGATACTCCAGCAAAGACACCAATGTTATTGGTTTCCCCTGCAGTGTGCGGAGTAAGCAAACCTGTATTGATCAAAACACAAAGATCACCTGTAAAGATGTTCTCTGCAAGACCACTAGCACAAGTGTACTTATTGGCACGAGGAATATTACCACTCATATGACGAACTGGGACAAACCCAAAGGCTGCATCTACATTAGCCATTTATTCGCTCCTTTTCAGCGTAAAGTTTTAATCATCCATAGCAGAGAGATCCCTGCCACGGCTCGAGGTGGACTTCCTTTCTTGAAAGATCGGTTGTCCTGTTTTTCGTCCTAACGCATCTAGGTCGCCTGCAATTGATTCGTTTGCTTCTTGACTTCTATTGTGATAATAGTCCTTCATCTGCCTATGTTTTTCAACAGGCATCTCACAAAGCAACATCCCTTCTATTCCGATTGACCCAGCCCATTGACCGTGATTGATAGTTGGAAACAACTCACCTTTCACAGTATCAGCTTTGCGTGCTTGCCATCCTTCACGCATACGTTTGTATACATTGTCTGGCGTTTCTTTACCCTGAATCGAGGTAGCGATCCATCGTTGAGTGTATCCAGGACGAGGGTCTGGTGCATCCAACAATGACGGTGGCTTCCATGCAGTGTCTGGGCGAGATTGCTCATCACGCATAGAATTTCGAGTTTCGTTTGCTCGCACATTTCTTTTCTCAGTCATGATTAGCTCCTTTGCTGACGTTTGATTTCAGCCTCGTATTTTTTAAGACTTGCTTCATCTGTTATACCAAGTTCCCTAGCCATCCTGAGTTGATCCTGCGTCATACGCACTCTATTGCCTTTATAAGATGAGCCACCTGTAGTTGGTGCAACTGGTTGTCTACTTTTTACTCTAGCCTTACTTGGGCTTGATCCTGAGTTTAACTCTGGAAACATAGAAAGTAAACGATTATTTAGATTTTCATAATATTCATCAGAATTTTTATCAAAACCTTCAAGATCTAGCTGAACATCAATGGCTCTTGCTGCAGCAGTTTCTCGTTCAAAACCACTAGAATTAAACCATCTGTTCTGTTGCCACCAAGAACTTGCTTTTTCAGGAACTTCTTGAGTTGCAGCTTGTTGAGCTCTGCCGACTGTCGGAGAAACTGCACGTTGATCACGCATTTGCTTTTGCATTTCAGCAACACGCATTGCAGCACGCATGTCAACCATCTGTTCTTGAAAGTTGATTTGAGCTTTTGTGTCGCCTTCTTCAACAGCTTTTTCGAGTGCTGCCTTGGTCTGGGCATAGCGTTGATTAAAAGCTTGCTCGCTGTTTTTTACAGAACCTTTCTCGAGTCTTTCGAGCCTTTTAGACAGCTGATCATTTTGCTCTTGCATCGAACGAGCTTGTATTTCAGCTTCACGTCTTTGGTCGACGAGTTTTTTAATTCTTTTCTGGACTTTCTCGCCATACTCAGCTTCCTCCTCGACCTTTTTTTCTTCAGCAACGTCTTTTTTCTCTTCTTTTGCCTCTTTTACAGGGTCGTCTGTTATTTCAATTTGGAAATCTTCAGGATCACCTTTTGCCTTTTTAATCTCTTCTTCGATTTCATTTACTACATCTTCGTTTGCCATGGTTGCGTCCTTCCAAGTTTTACGCTAAGTATGCGGTGATTTCAACTTCTTCTGGAAGAATCGACGTTAATTCATCGTCGTTCAATAAAAGAAACCTTACACCATTGATTGTTACCTTCTGACCTGCATATTTGCCATAGGTAACTCTATTTCCAGCTGTGGGAGTATTCATCTTCCAAGCTGTACCAGAGTCCCTGTCTCGAAAAGCCAGATCACCCATAGAAGCAATGCGACCGTGAGCAGTTAAATACTCCTCATTGTCTTTTGAGATAGTCGGCAAATGCAAGCCACCTCTTGTTTTCATTTTTACTTGATTGGGTTGTACGAGAACTTTCCAATTCAGAGGAATTGGTAGTTGTTCAGCTGTAACTTCTGAGTCTGTGGACTCATCTTTGTAAACTGTTGCAGCTGTATTTACTTTAAACGTAGCATGTTGATGAGACATGGTTTAATCATCCTCTTCTAATTTGTTTAATGTTTCGTTGATAATCTCAGAAGCTTGTTGTAGTCCTTCCGCAATACCAACATTTCTACTGTAAGATTGAAAGTCGGAGACCCGACCTTCAACCATTGCTTCAGCTATCTCTAGCCGTTTCTCCTTCAGATTTTTCTTTATCTGATTGAGTAGGTCTGTTACTGTCATTCTTTACACCTCCTGACATAGAAACGCCAGTGACTTTAACTGTAACATCTTTTCTTTCTTCAGACATTAATATTTACCTTTCTTCATCATTGGTTTCTTTTTGGCCATTGGCTTTTTCTTTGTCATTGGCTTTTTCTTCATGCCCATAGGCTTCTTTTTTCCATACATGCTTTTTCCTCCTTTCATTAGTTTGTTAAATCCCGTTCTGTTCATCATCTGTCATGCCTCCTAATGCACCTAAAGGAATGCCCATAGCAGATAAATATTTAAAAAGGTCTCGCATTTTACCAACCTCTTTGCCTCCTTTTCCAGGCATTTGCAGACTGCTTTGTTCGGTGTAAGCTTTTGCACTTTCAGGAAGATCACTAGCGAGCTTTGCTTCTTTTTTAGGAATAACTCTTACAAGATTTCTTAATGCACCTAGAACTTCCATTGCTCTATTGCGATGTCGACCATCATGCATAACAAACTGAGCAACTTCGTCTGTGTAAGGAGTTTCAAACTCTAATAAAGGAACTTGACCTATGGCTGTTCCTTCTTCAACATCGTCCATATATTTCATAACCCTTGACACCATCGAGCTATTTATAAAAGGGTCTGACGTATTTATTTGTGCAGCAACTTTACGGAAGTCTTCTGGATTCATAATAGCAACGTCAGAATCACCTCTGTTCGCATCTTTTAAAATAGAATAAAGTTCGTTTTGTTCAAATAAACCGAAAGCCTCAGGCATCTCGACTTCTAAATTAGATAATTTTGTGCCCATCTCTTCGGCAACTTCGTCTGCAGGCTTGCCGAGTTTATTAGCAATAGAACTAACCCACCTGAAAGCTGTATC